GAGGACGATATGCCTAAATTCACCGACGCAGACCTAACCGTCTACCACAACGACAAACCGATCCTACGACTCAACGGCAACCTAGCAGAACGCCAAGGGATACCAAAAGAAGCCTTAACCGAGTTGAAGCGACTTCACTGCGCCCGTATCGACATTGAGGACAACCTACAGACCTGTCGAATAGAAGATCGCCGCGTACTCCTAGAGTGTTGGACAGACCTACAGTATCAAATGCAAAAACAATGGGGCTTCCCTGAAGACGCTAAGTTCCATAGGTTCTGGGATATTGATGGCTGCGATTGCCCGAAAATGGACAATGACGATGCGTACCCTACCGGATATTATGTCGTTAGTCAGGCTTGTAGGATTCATGGGCCATAGCCTTGACATCCTAAATAAACCGCAATACAATAACACACCTACTCAAACAAAGGACTAACATGTACCTAAATCCCGCCGTACTCCCAAACCACCTCCGTCAAGACTACACCACAGTCGCTAACGCCTACAAGAAGCTGCTTGATGATATTCAAGACTACCAAACCAGTCTGCTGCCGCGATATGTCAGTATCCCGCGATACTTCGAGGAATTGGGCATCACGGCAACCTACGAGAACATGCTTAAACTGGGTAAAATGGCGTCTGAATGTGCAGGTATTGGTCAGATTAAGGTTGGTGACACTCATATTGGAAATCTTCTGTGCTTCCGTGAGGAGCTGTTGGACGAGTGCTTTGACGAGATGACGGATGGTGAAGATGAGTAATTACAAACACCACGCGCTGACAGAGTTCCGTGCAGCCGGTTGGGTCGATGACAACGGCAAGTTTGAGGATGAGATGCAGGAAATTATCTGTAATCACGTTCTGAAACTGTTGGATGTGTTCGCTAATGAAGGTCATAGTGGATCATCGGCACCTTATGCAATCAGCCTATTTGAGAAACTTGCCAAGTTTGAACCGCTTGTACCTCTAACCGGTGAAGATTGGGAGTGGAACGAGTGTTCTGATGGGGTGTTTCAGAATAAGCGTTGTTCTCATGTGTTTAAGCAGGCCGACATATTCAACGGTCAGGCTTACGACATTGACGCCGTTGTCTTCTGGGATTGGTGGACTGACCCGGAGACTGGTGAAAAGAGTAAGTCTTACTTTACATCTTCAGATAGTAGACGCCAGATTGAATTCCCTTACACGCCTGTTCAAGAATATCATGAACGTGTGGATACTGAGTTGCGAGTAGACTAAATTGTCAAAATGGTCTGACTACTTCATGGACGTGGCTGTACGCACGTCCGAGTTGTCCTACGCTACAAGACTTAAAGTAGGTGCTGTTGCTGTCAGAGACAAGCGGATCGTGTGCGTAGGCTTCAATGGGACTCCACCGGGCTTACCGAACGTCTGTGAATCTGATGGTGTCACGCTACCAACGGTCTTGCACGCTGAAGAGAACCTGATATTGTTCGCAGCCAAGAACGGTATCAGTCTGAACGGCTGTTCGATCTATATTACACATCAACCATGCCTGAATTGTTCTAGGATGATATATGGTGCCGGAATAAGCGATGTGACCTACAAGGAAATTTATCGGACTTCAGAAGGCTTGGAGTTTTTAGAATCTGTTGGTGTAACGGTTAGGAGATATGATGCAAGAGATTTGCCTTGATGTATTGTTGGAAAAATATGCAGAAGTTGGAGAACATACACCAACAGATGTTCGTAAGCGTGTCGCACAAGCCCTCGCTACAGATGAAAATGAGTTTCAGGTCTACTTCGATGTTCAAGAGAATCTTGGTGTAGTTATGGCTGGTCGTATTAATGCTTCTGCTGGTCTTGGTGATGGCATCAACGCGACACTAATCAACTGCTTCGTGCAACCTATTGCGGACTCGATGAGCGGCTATATTGACGGAGTTCCTGGTATCATGCTTGCGGCTACTCAAGCTGCTGAAACTATGCGACTTGGCGGCGGCGTAGGGTACAATTTCAGTGCTATTCGACCGCGTAATGCTTGGGTTAAGAAGACTAATAGTCGTGCAAGTGGTGCTGTTAGCTTCATGCACGTCAATGATAGCGTTTGCACAACCGTTGAAAGCGCTGGCAGTCGTCGTGGCGCTCAGATGGGTGTGTTGAACATCACTCACCCGGATATTGAAGAGTTCATTACAGAGAAGCGCAAGGAAGGGGCACTTCGTAACTTCAATATCTCTGTAGGTGTGACTGACGAGTTCATGAAGGCTCTTGAGGCTAATGAAACAGTCGAACTTGTCCATGTAGCGCAACCTCATCCAGATGTTAAAGATTCGTATCAACGCAAAGATGGGTTGTGGGTTTATAAGACTATCAAAGCGTCCGACCTTTGGGAACTGATTATGAAGTCCACTTACGACTTCGCAGAACCCGGCGTACTGTTCTTGGATAAGATTAACCGTGAGAATAACCTCAACTACTGCGAAAAGATTGAGGCCACGAACCCTTGCGGTGAACAACCACTTCCTCCATACGGGGCTTGCTGTCTAGGTCAGATCAACCTGAACGCGCATGTCAAAGATGGAGAATTCGACTTCCAGACGTTCCGTTCGGCTATTGAAAATGCTATTCGCATGCTAGATCGTGTGCTAGATGTGACATCTTGGCCGCTCGAAGAACAGAAACTTGAAGCTGAAAATAAACGTCGTGTTGGTCTAGGGTTTATTGGATTGGGAAATACACTTGCTCTGCTTGGTCTGCACTACGATTCAGTAGAAGGTCGTGCTGTGGCGGCTAAGATTTCTGAGTTCATGCGAGATACTGCTTACTGGCATTCGACAATTCTTGCTGAAGAAAAAGGTGCATTTCCGCTGTTTGATGCTGACAAGTACCTCAATTCCGGTGAGTTTGTTAAGCGCCTCCCAGAACATATCAAGGAACGCATTCGCAAGTATGGTATCCGTAACAGTCATCTCGTGTCTATCGCTCCTACGGGCACAGTATCACTTGCGTTTGCTAACAATGCTTCTGCTGGTATTGAGCCGCCGTTCTCATGGTCTTATGACCGCAAGAAGCGTATGCCTGACGGGACACAACGTACATACAGCGTGGTTGATTATGCTTACCTTGAATACACGAAAGCTAACCCCGGTAAGGAACTACCTAAGTCCTATGTAACCGCTCTTGAGTTGTCCGCTAAGGCTCACAAGGATATGGTAGCCGCTGTTGCACCGTTTATTGACTCAGCTATCTCTAAGACAGTTAATGTGCCTGCTGACTATCCTTACGACGACTTCAAGAACCTATATCTTGAGGCTTGGAAAGATGGCCTGAAAGGTATCACGACGTATCGACCGAATGCGACCCTTGGTAGTGTTCTATCTGTCTCGGATCAGGAACAAGAGTTGATTGGTGAAAACCCCTATACCAAGAAGTTCGATAATCGCCCTCTAGGGTCGTTGCACGGCACTACGACTAAACTAGAGTATACCACTTACGAGGGCCGTAAGAACATCTATATTACTGTTAACTATGTCGATGTCGATGGTGTTGTAGATGGTAAGAAGGTTACTGTTCGCCGCCCCCTTGAGTTCTTCGTCCCTTCCGGCCAGCAAACAACTGACCAACAGTGGGTTAGTGCTAACATGCGGCTTCTTAGCATGGTCGCTCGTAGCGGTGGGTCGGTTGATAAGGCTCTAAGTTCCATGATGGAAGTCGTATGGGATAAAGGTCAAGTCCGCTGTGGTACATTTACGGCTCAGGACGGTACCGTTAAGCCTAAGTTCCATGATAGCGAAGTTGCTGCAATTGGTTATGCTATACAAAGTATCATCGGCAACGACAAACTTGACGAGACTCCGCAAAAGGAGGAAACTACTCGATCCAACGTAGGTAAGAAGTGTAATGATTGTGGAGCTAATGCTGTTCAGAAGATTGATGGCTGCGAACGTTGCCTTGAGTGTGGGGCATTAGGAAGTTGCGGCTAACAACCCCATAACCCACCTATTAGCCGCTTTTACACGGCTAATAGGTCAAAATACGGCTATTAAGGAGAAAGAGTTGGAAGTAAAAATCATAGCAGACTCAATCAGCCCTAGCGGAGTCCGACTAACCACAACGCAGCTAAAGTATCAACGCTTCGTCCACAGCGAGCTAATGACCCACCGAGTCTTCTCACGCAACGCAAGTAGCTCTAGGGCAATCCCAATAACCAAAATGATCGAACAAGTCCGTAACGATCCCGCCATCCCAGTAGAGTGGGGTAAGAATCAACCGGGAATGCAAGCTAGAGAAAACTTGTCTGAAGACGATCAGGTAAAGGCTAAATTCCTGTGGTTTGTAGCACGAGACGAAGCGTGTAACACTGCACAGTTGATGGCTGACCTTGGACTGCACAAACAGATCGTAAATCGCATCCTAGAACCGTTCCAATGGATTCATGTTGTCGTAACAGCAACCGAATGGGATAACTTCTTTGCGTTACGACAACATCCTGATGCACAACCAGAAATCCGAGAACTTGCTAAGTTGATGAAGGCCGCTTACAATGCTTCGGTTCCAAAGAAGTTGGCTTTAGGTCAGTGGCATCTACCATATATTACCGAAGATGACCGACATCTAACTATTGTAGACCAAAAGAAAGTCTCAGCAGCTAGGTGTTGTCGAGTGAGCTACATGAAGCACGACGGGTTCCGTGCAGATGTTAGTGAAGATATTCAGCTTCATGATCGTCTTGTAACCGCTAACCCGCCACACATGAGTCCTGTCGAGCACCAAGCACAATGTTCAGATGGTAGCGGTTGGTCTGGTAACTTCAGGCAGTGGAAGCAATATAGGAAAGATTTAGAGTCACCACAACTTGAATTATTCTAAGAGGATTGCACATGACAACAAAATCAGACGGATCGACAGCAAGATACTATGAACTACCTGAAGGTGCTAAAGAACTTCAAGACCTTATTAGCCACAGAGACATGAATGCTCAAATGGGTGAGATTTTCCGAGCAGTATATCGTTACGGGCTGGTTGAACACTCTCCAAAGATCAGAGACATTAAGAAAATCATCTACTATGCTGAAGCGGAGTTGAAGAGGTTGGAGGCACTTGACACACAATCCAAAACAGGTTAAAAGTTAGTTTTAGCCACGAGGAGAACATATGACCCGCCAACAACGCCTTCTAAGCCAACTACGGAAACTTGAGGAGAAACTTGTAATTCTGCATGACGAGGCCAACGAGTCTCGTGGGCCTGCTGATTCTCTGACCCAACGCCTGATGTATTGCTACGTTATGTGTCTCAGTTCGGTCATGGAGTGCGAGGCTTTGGTAGAAGATGACGGCGGGTTTGGCGAGGGTTAATACTTGACAAGTTCCTAAATGTGTGATATGCTTTCCCCCATAAACATATCCACCAAAGGACTCGAAGATGCAACTAAATTTATCCTTACAGCCACGACAGAGCGAAGTATTCTTAACAGAAGCTACAGAGATCGCCTATGGGGGTGGGGCTGGTTCGGGCAAAGCACTAAGTATATCTGAGAAAATACCAACACCCGATGGCTGGAAGACTATGGGCGAACTAAAGGTTGGCGATAAAGTTTTCGATGAAAACGGACTACCTTGCAATGTCGTAGCTGCTACTGAAGTTATGTTTGATCGTCCTTGTTGCAAGGTAACTTTCTCAGATGGGGCAGAAGTAATCTGTGATGAAGAACATCAGTGGGTTACTATGACCTACAAAGAGCGTATTCAGTGGGTACGATCAACGCCAGAGTGGAGAGCTAACAGACGAGCCAATCGGCCGTCTAGGGCTAAGGAAACATCTGATCCGGCTGTGGTTGCCATGCTCACAGAACGTAATAAGAGCATGGAATATAACTACCTACCAAGACCTCGCGGACTCCCAAGAACAACAAAAGAAATCGCAAATAGTCTGTTTGTTAGAAAGACGAGGATCAATCATTCTATTGATGTATGTAAACCTGTCCAATACACAAAAAAGGATTTATTGGTACCCCCGTGGCTTCTAGGCATGTGGTTGGGTGATGGCACCACCATTTCTGGTGAAATTACATCTGCTGACCCAGAGAATGTAGAACGGATGAAGTCTTTCGGTTACGAAGTAAAAGAAAAGAACCAAGATTATTCCAAGTATGGTTATAGAGTGTATGGTTTGCAAACCGACCTAAAGAAGATTGGTGTGTTTGGAAACAAACATATCCCAAGACAATATCTCGAATCGTCTGTTGAAGATCGCATCGAGTTACTTCATGGTCTGATGGATTCGGATGGGTATGCTAGTTCTGATGGTAAGTGCGTCTTCTACAACACTAACAAAACACTCATTGATGGATTCCTCGAACTCGCTAAATCTTTAGGTATCAATGTGACTTACACAGAAGACAGGGCTATGCTTTATGGTAAGGATTGTGGCCCCGCATATAACGTCTACCTGAATGCAACTTTTCCACTGTTCTCGCTTCCTCGTAGGAGAGATCGTCAGAAGTTGGCTAAGGAACAGTACCGCCGTCGCCAGATCGTGTCGGTTGAGTCGGTTGAGAGTGTTCCTGTTCGTTGTATTCAGGTGGATTCACCAAGAAATATGTTCTTGTGTTCTGAGTCGTTTATCCCTACTCACAACAGTCACTTAATGCGAGTCCTAGCAATCGCATACTGTTCGGCAATCCCCGGCTTACAGTGCTTCCTGTTCCGTAGAACCCTCCCAGACCTTCTAGCTAACCACATGGTAGGTACTAATGCCTTCCCAGATATGTTGGCTCCGCTGATCCAAGCAAAGCAAGTAACAATCAATTGGTCTAAGAATGAGATTAGATTCTGGAACGGATCAATAATCCACTTATCGTACTGCCAACATGACAAGGACATATACGGGTATCAAGGTGCACAGATCGGTCTGCTGTTGATAGACGAAATCACCTTATTTACAGAAGAGATGTATCGTTTCCTACGAGGTCGGGTTCGTCTAGGAGGAACCGTAGTTCCTGAAGAATACAAAGGTAAGGCTCCGAAAATCGTCGTCTCTGGCAATCCGGGCGGGATAGGTCACAACTGGGTTAAGAAGACATTCATTGACTTCGCACCACCTAATGTAGTGGTTCAAACCGAACCAAAAGAAGGCGGCTTTAAGCGAGTGTTCATCCCCGCCAAACTATCAGACAACAAGGTTCTACTAGAAAACGACCCGAACTATGCTGATCGACTTAGCGGTTTGGGTAGTGAGAAGCTAGTTTCTGCTATGTTAGATGGAAACTGGGACATTGCAGAAGGTGGCCTATTTGATGATGTGTGGCGCAGAGATATACACGTACTAGAACCCTTTGAAATCCCATCATCTTGGCGTATTGACCGTTCGTTCGACTGGGGTTCATCTAAACCGTTCTCAGTTGGTTTTTGGGCTGAGTCCGATGGTTCTGAAGCCAAGATGGCTGATGGTAGCATTCGCCACTTCCCTAAAGGTACTTTGTTCAGAATTGCCGAAATCTACGGTTGGAACGGTGAGGCTGATAAGGGTTTACGTCTGACAGCCAAGGAAATAGCTACTCTGATTCTTGAGTTCCAAGAAGCTAAACCTTGGGGAAAGCGTGTAAAAGCTGGCCCCGCCGATTCAGCAATCTATATTAGAGAAAACGGTAACTGTATTGCTGATGATATGTCTGAGGTTGGTGTCAGGTGGGTTCCAGCAGATAAGCGCCCCGGTAGTCGAGTCTCTGGTTGGCAGAACATGCGAAAGATGCTTAAAGCCGCAATGCAGTCTCCGGTAGAGGACAAAGCCTTGTTCATTTTCAATAACTGCACTCAGTTTATAAGAACATTTCCTACGTTACCAAGAGACCCTAAAAATTCTGACGATGTCCTATCGTCTTCGGAGGACCATATTGGTGACGAGGCGAGATATCGTTGCAACACGACGACAAAAGAGTTAAAAATAGTAGCCACATCGGGTTTATAGATGCTATAATCCTCCACAACATAATCAAAGGAACTAAAAATGACTGCAATCGAATATGAGAACTACCTAACAGAACGCGGAGTAGATCACAAGACAGCTAATGCTATTGCAACGGGTGTTGAGAAAGTTGTGGCTGATCGTGTTCCAGTAACTAAAGATTACTTGGATGTGAAGCTACAAGAACTCAAGTTCAACATTTATAAAGCTGGATTGTTGGCGTTGCTCCCAGTTTATGCTAAACTGTATAACATCATCTAAGCTATGAACAAGCCTTCTTTCATCTTATTGGTCATTGCTGTACCCATCATAACTAGCGTGTTAGTAGAATTCGCTGTGACTGGTTACACCTCCAACAAAGCCATAAAAGAATGCGAAAAGTCTTTACCGAGAAACCAAACTTGTTCTATAATAGCCGTACCGACAACTAAGGACTAAATAAAATGAAATCCCTACTACAAGACTTCATCAATGAACTAACGATCTATTGGATGTACCTTAAAGCGGTCATTGACGACTTCATCAACCCTAAACCGCCTACTGGGATGGCTTGATTTCAAATCGCCTTTAGCTCAGTTGGTAGAGCGAGCGACTCATAATCGCTGGGTCACAGGTTCAAGTCCTGTAGGGCGCACCATAAGATAACTTTAATTGTAAGCAGACTAAAAATGACCTTCAAACCACTATTAGCAACAACTGCTGACGACTTAGAGAAACTTCAGTTCCCTTTGTACGCTTCAGCCAAGCTAGACGGATACCGCTGCATTTGCATCAATCACACTGGCTTGTCACGCAACCTGAAGCCAATTCGCAACAACTATGTTCGTAATAAACTTGAAGAATATTCTAATGTCTTAGATGGTTTCGATGGTGAGTTGTGCCTATCTGATCTAACTGCACCATTCAACGAGGTTAGTTCGGCTATTAGTTCTGCTGATGGCACTCCAGACTTCACTTATGTCATTTTTGATTATCACGCTGAACCGGAGTCAGGCTACGAAAAACGATTCCTTTATAAAGTTGGCCAAGACTTTCCAGACTTCGTTAAGGTTGTTCCGTATGCTTATGTAACCGACATGGAAGGTTTGTTGCGTATGCACAAACTCTGGACAGATCAAGGCTTTGAAGGGACTATGGTTCGTCGCGCTGATGGTAAAGACCGCTACAAGTATGGTCGTAGTACAGTTAATGAGGCGATTTTGCTGAAGATTAAGGACTTCGCTGACACTGAGGCCGTTGTTCTTGGATTTACTGAGCGTATGCACAACGCTAATGAAGCAACTAAAAGCCTAACTGGTCATACCGAACGCAGCAGCCATAAGGCCAACATGATCCCTATGAACACTTTAGGCGCGCTTGTGGTAAAGTCTGACGACTTTGATGAACCGTTCGAGATCGGAACAGGGTTCGATGACGCCACTCGTGCTGAGATTTGGGCTAATCGTGAGTCCTATATCGGTAAGTTGGTGACGTTTCAACACCAACCTTCTGGTGCTAAAAAAGGCGGTAAGCCACGTTTCCCTTCGTTCAAGGGCTTCAGGTGTGGGGACGACCTATGAAAAAACTAAAGAAAGTTAAGTTCATTCCGACTGGACTATACCCTGTCTATATTGGGTTCTGTAACAGCGAAAAGTCATGGAAACGCTTGATGAAGGACATGGGAATCAAGACCGATACAGATTTTGCTGTATGCGGTCGATGCGATCAATTCGATTCAAGTACCGGAGGCCTGACAATAGTCATCTCGCTTAACCCTAAAGTGTTCAAGAAAGAACCTAAGTATGTCGCTTACTCCATGTTAGCCCATGAAGCCAAACACGCTCACGATGCTATAATGGATCATATTAAGGAGTTTAAGCGTGATGGTGAGGTTTCGGCTTATACTATTGACTGGATTGTTCGTGAGGGTGCTAAGGCGTTTAAGCTATGATTACACCAGCCATCAGAGTTGCAAGAACCCAACGAATGCTTCAGGAACTTGGACATTCAGACATCTTTGAGACACTTAAACAGGCTAAAGAGATGCAGACGGCGTTGAAGGTTATATACACATGGGCGGCTTGTGATTCGCTTGAGGCTGAGAGTGTTCGGGGGTTGTGTGGAAGGGCTTTAGGAAAGGATTAGATTTCAGGAAAAGTGGGTAGTTTGTCTGAAATTCTTTGGTGCTTGACAAGGTTCTATAATTGGTCTATAGTTTCCTATAATTGTTGTAATTCCGGTGAAGTTGAATGGTTTCGACAGGGCTTGGAGATGGATCAGGCAACACGAAAGACGATGCGCGTAATGCACGTAAATCTCACAAATGCCAACGATGAGGTGTTTGCTCTGGCGGCTTGATCGCTAGATGGGGCTGAGATGGCCTTATTACCCAATATCTCCTTAGACCGCTCACAAGGCGGTCTTTGCACTTGACAACAACCAATTCTTCTGATACAAGCGACTGATAATTTAGGAGTATTGACGAATGCCTATAAATAGCAAGCACCCACAGCTATCAGAATACGAAGAAATCTACGAGTTCCTTGAGGACTTCTATGATGGCGAACAGGTTGTCAAGTCCAAGGCAAAGAAGTACGTTCCTATGCTGTCTGGGCAAAGCGCAAGCAAGTTTAAGGCTTACGTTGATCGCGGTGTGTTCTATAGTGCTTTCTCCAAGACCATTGATGCCCTGACAGGTAGCACGTTTAACGTAGCACCTGCAATCCGACTTCCTGAGAAACTTGAGTATTTGCGTAATGATGCTACAGGTAACGGTACGTCGCTTACAGAACTCGCGGTGTCCTTGTGTGTTGAAGCCCTGAAGACAGGTCGTGCGGGTCTGTTGCTTGATCGCCCTGTTGATGGTGGCGCACCTTATTTTGTAATGTATGACGCTGATGACGTAATCAATTGGCGTGATGGTGAGTTTATCGTTCTTGAAGAAGATAAACTAGAACCCGATCCTGATGACCCTTATGAGGTTAAGGAAGTTGAAGGATTCCGTGAGATTCGGCTGATTGACGGTCAGTATGTTGTTCGTGTGTGGCGTGAAAACACCGACAAGAAGACTAAGAATAAAGAACCCTACATCATTACAGAAACCTATACCCCTGAGAACTTCGGTAAGCCAATTGAGTATATGCCATTTGTGTTTGTTGGGCCGAACGGTCTCGACTCAAACATTGGGCGTCCTCCGCTGCTTGATCTGGCTAACGTCCAGAAGATTTCATTCCAAGTAAGCTGCGATTATGCCAATGCCATTCACGTAATTTGTGTGCCAACGCCCTATATCACAGGCTTGCAGCCTGATGAGAACTTTGAACTGAAACTCGGAGCCGACTCGTCCTTGATCCTACCCGATGTTGGATCGAAGGTTGGATTTTTAGAATTTCAAGGGCAAGGTCTTGATCCTGTTAGACAATATATGGACAAGATGGAACAGACTATGGCGGCTTTAGGTGCTCGCGTGGCTGAAGGTAAGAATAACAAAACGCTGATCGAGACTGCCACAGGTTCCAGAATCCGTGAGGCGCTTGCTGTATCTACGTTAGGGTCTATCCTTGCGACAGTTGAGATGGGCCTTAATAAGTGTTTGAAGTGGGCTGCTGAATGGGAAGGTGCTAATCCTGAAGAAGCCGAGATTGTATTGAACAAGGAACTTGTCAGTGCCGAGATGTCACCTAACATGGTTCAGGCTTTGATCCAAGCTGTTCAGGCTGGTTTGATGTCTTACGAGACATTCTACGCCAAGTTGTCTGATGCTGGTTTGGCTGAACCCGGCGTGTCGGCTGAAGAAGAATTTAAGCGTATTGAGAAGGCTGTTGATCTGTTCAAAGTAACAAATCCTCAACAGTCTTCAACAAGTAACGAAAATAAGCAACAGAATCAAGACCAAAACACTTGACATTCCCGAAAAAGTATGATATATGACCAACAGTAACATCATAGTGGTGTTACATTCAACTGCTCAAGGAGCTTAAACAAATGTCTTATTTCAAAATGCGTCAAGCGCAAATGTACCGTAACGAAGCAGGTGATGGATCTGTTGGTGGTGCTGGTGGCGGCGGTAGTTCAGTAGATGTGAATGATCCGAAAATCCAAGCTATCTTGCAAGCTAAGATCGATGAAACTGTTGCTGGTTTGAAAAAGAAGAACCAAGAGTTGATCGAGAAGGAAAAGAAACACCGCGAACAGCTTAGTCAGTTTGAGGGTGTGGATATTGAGAAGATTAAAAATCTTCAGAAGCAGATGATGGAAAATGAGGAAATGCGTCTGTTGGCTGAAGGTAAAACGGAAGAGGTTGTTGCTCGGCGTGTTGAGGCGATGAAGCGCGATTATGATGCTCAGATTGCTGCACGAGAAACTAAGATGGCTGAGTATGAAGCAACCTTGAAGAAGAAAGAAGAGAAGCTGGCTGAGTTGGTAATTGATGGTCAGCTTCGTGAAGCGTATGTGTCACTTGATTTTGAACCGTCTGCGTTGGACTTCGTTCTGATGCAAGGTCGCCAAGTGTTTATTATGGACGAAAGCGGTAAAGCTGTACCACGAGATGAACACGGTAATCTGATTTTCGGTAAAGATGGTAAGACACCGATTAGCGCCCGCGAGTATCTTGAAGGTTTGGCTGATAAGAAATCTTTCCTGCGAAAGCCTTCCAAGGGGGCTGGTGCAAGTCCTAACAACCGTAGTTCGAGTGGTCTTGACCCTAGTAAGATGAACTCAACGGAACGCATCACCGAAGGTCTTCGGAAACGAGGACTGGTGTAAAGTAGTAGAAAGTTGGGTCAGGCCCAACGACTCAATGTTTGACCCAACTTTTTATTAAGGAGAAGTAAAATGGCTTCACAGACACTTGTTCAGGCAAAAAAGTTTATCACTGATGATATCGTTTCTGGTATCGTTCAAGATATTATTGACATCAACCCGATCTACGCTAGTATTCCTTTCACTGGTTACACGGGCCAAGCGATTTTGACAAATCGAGAACTGGCTCTTGGTGATGCTGGTTTCTACGCAGTTGACGCAACCATCACCAATAAGGCTGCTTCTACCTACACACAGGTTCCGTTTAGCGCAGTAAAAGTTATTGGTGATGCTGAAATCGATAACCTCGTGACCGCTACTTCGTCTTCGGCTGGTGTAAACCAACTGGCGATTGAAATTAGTTCTAAGGCTAAGAGCATCGGTCGTCTGGTTCAGGGTGGTATTGCTACTGGTGATGGTGTTGCACCTAACATGAACTCGCTGCACAGTCTGGTTGATTCCGGTCAATTTACCACTGCTTCTGCTGGTCAGGCTCTGAGCTTCGCACTGATGGATGAGGCAATGGACTTGGTGAAGAGTAAGGACGGTCAGACCGACTGGTGTATGATGGCCCCCCGCACCATGCGTTCCTACAAAGTACTTCTGCGTGCTCTCGGCGGAACCCCGGCTGATTGGGTTGTTACGCTCCCCGACGGTCGTACTGTGATTTCCTACGAGGGTGTGCCTATCTACAAGAACGAGTATCTGAGCGTTACTGAGACAGCCAACGGAGCCAGTTTGACGACGGGTACCTTGGCCTCAGTTTGGTTCGGCAACTTCGATGGCGGCGACATGAAGACTGGCATCTCGATGATCCACCCGGAGAATACCCCGGCTGGCGTTGGTGTTGAGTTCATTGGTCAGCTTGAGGCCAAAGATTCGAGCTTGGTACGAATCAAGCAGTACGTTAACCTCGCAGTCTTTTCAAGAAAGTCGATTTCGCGACTTACGTCGATTTCGAACTGATTAAAAATCAGTGATTTGGGAAGCCGCCTCACAAGGGCGGTTTTCCTTGACAAGTTTTTAATTTGTGTTATAGTCACCAAAACCATAGAATACGAACGAAACCTACGATTAAGTGGATTCACACCTGATCAAGCCGAAGCCATCGCAACAGGTTACGTAGATAAGACAGAGCTAGTGACAAAAGATTACTTACGCGCCGAGCTAAAGACCTTTGAGATTAGTTTGCTAACTAAAGTGTTTGGGGTTGTAGTGTTTACTTTGTCACCTGTTTACATCAAACTGTTTGGAGGTTAAACCTTGAAAATTTACAACTACCAATGTATGAATACCTCATGCAACAACCTAATCGAAAAGTTCGTAAAGACATCAGACGAACACGTAACCTGCCCCAAGTGCGATCACACAATGGAAAAGCGCCTAACCATGCCAGCATTCATTTTGAAGGGTGTTGGCGTGGTAAATGCAGGCACATTCCCTAAGTCGTCTGATGGCCCTAAGCTAGACCAAGACTTGCTACGACTCGACGATATTTCTCTCAATCGAGAATTGGGGTTGGATGATCACATTTAAGACTACTTGACAACCCCACAAAACTATGATACACCTAACCAAATCTATAGGAGGGCTTAATTATGCCGTGTGTCCAATTTAATGTAGCACCACAACCAGAACTCAAAGCCGCTTATGGTTACGCAGTAGAAGTCACAGAAGCCGGTGTGTTCGGCGATGTACCTGACGAACTTGTAGCTTCTGAAGTTGCTGCTGGTCGGGTTAAAGCGCCTGAAGTCAAGAAGCCTGCGTTCAAGAAGGACGAAGAATAATGCCCCGCGTTCAATTTAATACTCATGTAGCTTACGATGTCAAAATGGCTTGGGGCTATCCCATCGAAGTCACCGATGAAGGTGTGTTCGGTGATGTCCCTGATGAACTCCTGCAACTTGAACTTGACGCAGGTCGTGTAAAGCGTATTGATGTCAAGCCTGGTGTTACGACTGAACTGAAGCCTGTCGAAGAAGTTGAGTTGCCTAAAGACACGACTGCCGAAGATGTAATCGAGAACGGCACGGGTAAGCGCCGTGGTCGTCCTCCGAAGTCTGAAAGTAACGGTCTGGCTGAGGCTCTTGGGGAATAGTTATGGCCTGCAAGAAGGGTAAGAAAGGTGGAGGTAAACGGAAATGATTGAAAATTATCAAATTGCAAATGCACCAAAACCAACCGGGAGAGGAAATAAATTGCCGATGCACTAGTCGGGCCGTCTTACCTATCTAGGAGTACGAATTATGGACTTTGGACCACATGGCGAACGCGCCAGCGACGGAAGCGTCATTTACCCGAATTGCGCCGCCCTTACCTACGGGTATGACGGCAGCGGTAATTTGGCGACCGAAACCTTGACGCAATACGGTAACACCTACGTCAAGACCTACACATGGACGAGCGGAAAATTGACCGCAGAAAGCTTGTGGGTTAAGCAATGAGTGCCTTTAGCAAATTCATGAAGTTGTTTTCTATGGCAGGCGGCGTTCGTGCGACAACTAATCCCGTCACCGGGGGGGTTATATTTTCATCTGGCGGAAAGCCCGCTCTCTCCATAAATGCCGATGGGTCACTGAATGTTCAGTCATCTTTCGCGAAAAGCCTATTCCGCTGGATTTCCGGCGACGCTGCGACATCGACTTCTGTAGCCGTTGGCACGCCAGTAACGACAGACGCAATCGATGTCAGCTTTGTCGCTGACGGGTCGCTTTTTACAGTACATACTGGCGGCACTCTGGCGATCAGCTATGAAGTCTCGGAAGACGGCATTCTGTGGATGCCAGGGGGCACTCTTCTATCCGGGCTTGCGGCTGGCACATATGCCGCGCTTCTATCAGGTATCAAGCAGGAGTCAGGATTCTTCCGGCTGACCTTCACAGCGACTGGATCGACTGTATCTGTCAAATCGTTCTACTGCGGCACCTCTGCCAACACCGCATTGCGTACCCGTCAGATCAAGCGCGGCGTTTTCGGAGACGGCTCTGCTGCGATTGCAATGGCCGCATCAAGCACGATTGTTTCGCCGCCGATTGACCTGACGCGTTGTGTCCGCTCAAAGTCTTCAATCAAAATCGTCGTCGCCTCGGGTACGGTGAAGGTGTCCGCACAAGTGTCCAGAGATGGCCTGAACGACTTGTATTCGCTTGGCGACCTTCAAACCGGCATGACAGCCGGAACCTACACGATTCCTCTTTCCACGCTTGCCCAGTACGGGCATTTCGTCACGCTAACGCTGACGGAAACTGCGGCTGCAAGTGCCTCGGCAAGCGGCTATGCACTGCTGTCCGTAGCAGATGAGCACGTTGCCAGCACGAACATTCGACGTGCTGCCGTCATCGGCCCGCGACTTGGTTATGCAGGATCAGAATGGACGTCGAACTACGGCAAGAGCACGATGCCGATGTATTCCATGTTGCTGCGAATGGGGTACGACGCGGAAATTCTACCGCTTGATGATGCGTCTCCGATCATGGACAGCGGAGCCAAGACGCATGAGTTCTTCGTGTGGCCGCACACTGCGCATTCTAGCCTTTGGACGACTTGGACTAGCGGCAGCGGGAAACCGATGGGCCGACTGGTTAAGGGCGAAACGGCGATTCCGCTCTTTTGCGTCGGCTGCACCTCATCGAACAATGCGGTGCTTCTTGCCAACATCGGCGCTGGAGTGCGCGACACTGAGGCTTACCGGAAAATCCTGATTGGTCAATCTGCGCTTCCCTGGTATTCGGCAAATGTAGGGAGCTACACGGTGACTATCCAGGCGCACATGGGTAGTTTCAAGACCATCGCCACCGACTCGCTGGCCTCCGGGAAAACCGCGTGGGCTTTCACAGGGTCTAAAGGTCGTGTCTATGTTGGCGCAGGTTTCAACGGCTCCGGTGACTCCAATTCGTTCCCGATCCTGTTTGCGGAAGCGATCCGAGAAGGTGTAGTTTCTGCACCGCCGAGAAAGCTTAGAGCCGTCATTGACATAGACGACATGCCGGCCTGCGACGGTGGCGCGACGGGGGTAATGACCTTGGCCGATTTGAGCCGTGTTTATTCGGCGATGACGGCGCTCGCCATGCCGTGTTCGTTCGGTATTCGCGTTGAGGATATTTCCGCAGGGCGTCAATCGGCTGCTGTGAGCGCATTTGTAAGTGACCGCACATTCGACCGTGGCGGGCTAATTTATCCGGTTGTGCATAGCGGTAATTGGTTTTGGAAAGATGGCACGAAGGCGACGAAGGATACCAAGTACCGAGCCGACATTGCGGTTGCAAATGGTGCCGGTGTTCGCGTCGGCACGGATGCAAACCAGTTGAACGCTTGGGGATACACCTACTTCAACAACAACGCATTCGACGAGGAGTCAACTCAGCTAGGCCAGCCTGGGTCATCGTGTGCATCTTCGACAGATAATCTCTCGATCAAGTCGGGTTACGGATGGGGGGTTATTCGCGCCGAAGCTCTTGGCGGCAATAACACAGAAGGATTTGGCGAACCGGCTGGCGTGTTTGGTCAAACATGGCACCGTGGAATTCGCGTTGTTGCCTCCCATAACCACATCTCAAGCTCTTACAAGTCGATTGATTTTGACGATGGGGGTACGGGAACCACGCTGATCGCTATGCAGAATGCGCGCCTGTTCAACTACACGCTAGGGTTCGGTATGCCGTTCTACATTCACGGACAGAACTGCTTCGACGGACACGACTCCGGCGATGCTCCGGGAACGCGGTGGCTTGAGCTTATATGTGGCTTGTACGGATATGGCTTGTCAAACTTCGTCGAGTTTGTTCACGGCTCTGCGCTGGCCGAAGAAATCTAATCCTCTCTGCACAAGGAGCATGAAAGATGAACGTATTTCAGGCAATCGCGTGTATGGTCATAGTGCAAGCGGGTTTGTTGTTTATCCCGATTGCTCTTGTTCCGGTTTAGTCCCATAATCCAACATTATGCCGACCATGAAATTAGCCTTTGACCGAAGCGCCCGGCGGAGCGGACAAGTCCGGGTTCTTCATCGACAAGTATCTCGCCAGCAAGAACGGCACGACCAGTTGCAAATCCGTGGCCAACGGCGTGCCGATTTCACTGACGACGAGATCAGCTTGCCAATGCCGTAATCGGCGGCTGGGACGACGAGACGTCGATCAGTCGCGCATGGCGCATCTAGCGACTTGACAACGTAACCTATTTGTGGTAGATACATAATACCACAAACCTATCGCGGAGCATTATGTCACCTATAGACCCCAACACGCTAATCCTTGTCGGTGGCGGGCTTCCAGTTCTTATCACGTTCATTCTATGGGCTATGCGTCGTGGTTGGAGCCAAGTAGCGGGTATCGGCGTTGACGGGCATAAGAACGACGCTGAGAATGCGAAGATTGCCGCCGATAAAGCCGTCTACGAAACGCTTACAGCATCAATCACTCGTATGGGTGATGACATCCGTCAGATCAAAATAGACCACCGCGAAGAGAAGCAAGAACTTGAAAAACGTATTACCGAACTTGAGGAAAAGGTTCAAAAACTTACAGTTCATATTGGCACCGTCCGTCGCCACGCGCTTAATGCCTTCACTAAGCTGATATCTAAAGAGTGTCCAAAGTGCCCTGTGATTGACGAAGCTATTAAGCACATTCAACTGATTATCGAAGAAGAATGATAAACTCACGCGACATAGCCGAGTTGCATCCAAAAGTCCGAGAAATGGCGGAAGCCCTGCTGATCTTATGTAAGGACAAAGGGATTGATGTTATCCTGACCAGCACCTACCGCGATAAAGAGTCTCAAGATGCATTGTACGCTCAAGGTCGCACATCCCCTGGTAAGAAGGTTACGAACGCTAAGGGTGGTCAGAGTATGCACAATTGGCGCGTAGCCTTTGATGTAGTTCCTATAGTCAACGGTAAGGCCGTGTGGAACGACGATAACTTGTGGAATCGTGTAGGTGAGATTGGTGAGTCCGTAGGTCTCGAATGGGGTGGGCGTTGGTCAAAGTTCATTGACAAGCCGCACCTTCAATTTACTCAAGGACTTACGTTGGCTGACTTTAACGCAGGCAAGATGATCACATGAACGGCTTCTTAAAGTGGGCAGACAACAGACACTTTATCTCTGTTAGAGCTTTTGTCATTTACGCAACTGTTTGGATGACTTGGAAGGCCACCGAGCAAGCTTGGATATTTGCGTCGCATTCGACTCTTGATGGTATGGGGACTGCTGCTGTCGTTGCGGCTGTTACAGCACCTATAGCAGCCTTGCAAGGCTTTGTATTCCGAGATTATATTGCGAGCAAAACATAATGATGCTACTGATAGCCAACTGGAAGTACATTCTGATTGCTGCCTTGACCGCAAGCAATGTGCTGTTCTATAATATATGGCAAGTTTCCAAGGAAGACTTCACCACATACAAGACTGAAGTCCGTGTGCTTGGAGAACAAGCCGAACGCAAAGCTAAAGAAATCGAAGATCACCAACAGAAAGTTTTGGAGGATGTCAGCAATGCTTGGAACAACACACTACCCAAAGTCCGTGAAGACGCTGTTGCTGCTTACAAGCGCCGTTATCCTAACCTCGGCTTGCGCCTCCCAAATGCCGGTAGCAGCCAAATGCCCGGAGCTACCAACGTTCCCCAAGGAACTAATGGAACCGGCGAAGAACAAGTGGTTGTTGGATCAGGATTCATCCAAGACTCAGCCCAAGACGCCTTAACTATCGAGATGGTACGTAAGTGGGTTCGTGAGAATAACATTCCTGTACGCTAATGCAGTTTCTGATAGCACTAGATCAACTAATCAACACGTTAATCTGGATTAAGTGTGACGGGTTTGGGTGGGCCGATGAAACATTCTCAGCTCGCTTGTGGCGACTACACCTACAGGGCACCCTGTCAGATAAACCATATAGGTTTGTGGATGCGCTGTTCTTCTGGCAACAAAACCACTGCTATGCCAGTTGGTTGTCGGAAATAAACCGCAGACACTTGAACTCTTACTACTTGACACACTAAAACTCCTTTGGTAAAATGGTGTTTCCATTGACTCAAGGAGTTTCCTTTTATGCCTAAAAAGACCGAAGAACAAGTTGAGGATCAGCCGATTTGTCGTGAGAAGCAGTTTGCTGCTGTGTTGTCTCACGTCGTTCAACTCCAAGAACATTTGTTTGACGAGACGGGTGGTGATCCTGAAGTTCTCGAAGAAAGCCACGTAACTGTAGGTGGTGATTTCCTTGCAGATTGTTTCGACCTGTTGATTGAGTACGCTCTGCGATACGAAGGCGAAATCTTCAGTGATGTCCATGACCAACTCATCGAACAATATGAGATGATGAGTAAGGCTAAAACTGGTTTTGGTAGCAAGACGGTTCATTGATATGGCTAAACGACCCTACGAGATTCCTGAAGGTGCGATTGAGAAAGTCGTCAAGGAAAAAGTTAAACGCTTCTTTAAGGATAATGACATTTGGTTCAAAATGCCACAGCCCGGAGCCTTCGGGGCTAACAACGGAACTGCTGATTTTCAGGCATTGCATAAGTCGCTGTTTATCGCCGTAGAAACTAAGGCAAACCGAAAGGACGCCAAGCCGACACAACATCAAATTGACTATCTTGAGAAAGTAAATGCTTGCGGTGGTCTCGGAGTTGTGGTAAAATGCGAACAAGATATACTTGATCTTGAAGCTAACCTAAAACAACGAGGACTTATCTGATGTCAGAAATGGTTGAATATAACGAAGCACCTAAGCCGCCTGCGTTAACGAATTCGTGGCCTGTTGGCCTTGCTGCGGAATGTGCGATTAACTCGATGGCTGTAGGTCAAGCCATTATGGACGATGACGATCTGTGTAAGCAGTTCAACTTGTCGCTGGAACAATTAGATTGTATTCGTGCTAATCCCGCCTTTCGCGCAGAAGTTCGAGAGAACCTTAACCAGATTAAGGACAAGTTTGCGACCGTTCGGCGTAAGGCTAAGATTGGCTTTGAGTTCTACATCGACAACCTAGTTCCACAGTTGCTAGATCACCCCGGAACGTCTGCTGATGTCAAGTTAAAGATAGTTCAGTATCTCGGTAAGGTGTCTGGCCTTGATGCCGCCGATAAGGTTGCTGAAGCCGAATTGGCTAAGACTCAGAATTCTGTTTCTAGCGTTCCGTCGATAAATATCACATTGACTCAAGCACCAACACAACCAATACCTACGGTCACTTTAAATGCTGAAAGGGTATTGAATTGAGTTACGACCTTGACGAGGATGAAAAGGCTATCAAACAGTTAGCGAATCCTTAACCACCATTGACAAGTCTTAACTTTTGTGGTACAACTAAACTTTAGTTAAATCAGGAGAAATAAGTGTACAAAACCCGCGAAGCTGTTAAGCTAACGGGACTTCACGGAAACACTTTACGCAGATATGCAGACAACGGCACAATCCAATCAATCAGGCTTCCCTCTGGACAACGGTTATACGACGTTGACGCCTTCCTTGAGCGTGCAAAACCAAGCACGGTTGTCTGCTACTGTCGAGTTTCAAGCGCAAAGCAACGTGACGACCTCGCTAGACAATCCTCAAGAATGCGTGAACTCTACCCAGAAGCCGAAATCGTTGAAGAAGTCGGTGGGGGTCTTAACTTCAAACGTAAAGGACTGCTTGCCTTACTGGAACGAGCAATGCAAGGTGAACAACTTACGCTTGTGGTTGCCCACAGAGACAGACTGGCTAGGTTCGGTTTCAACCTTATCGAGTTCGTCATACGGAACGCCGGTGGCAAAGTCGTGGTTCTCGACGAGTCAGTTGGGTCACCAGAACGAGAACTTACAGAAGACTTACTTGCGATACTGCACCACTTTTCATGCAGAATGCACGGAAGTCGGTCACACAAACAAAACAAAGAAGGTGCGCATATACCCAAACAAGGAACAGAAGCATCTGTTCAAGAAATGGTTCGGAGTTTCAAGGTTGGTCTACAACAACACTGTGGAGTTACTGAACCAACCGACGAAACCGAAACACTGGATGGGTGCAGCTAAGGGTATCCTTGCTGCTCTACCTGAGTTTGCAAAAGAAGTTCCGTATCAAGTAAAGAAAATGGCGGTTAGTGATGCTTACAAAGCTTTTAGCAATGGTTGTGCAAAAGCTAAACGTACTGGACAAGCGTTCAAACTCTCCTTTAGGTCGCGTAAGCAACCTCAACAATCCTGCTTTATCCCTAAGTCAGCAGTTCTAGCTAAGGGTGTTTATCCAACATTGTCTGGTAGGCTAAAGTACGCCGAAGACTTACCTGATGATGTGCTGGACTCGCGTTTGTTGTTTGACAACGGACGTTGGTTCATTGTCGTTCCAACTAAGGGTGTAACCTACAAGACCGAGAACCAAGGTCGGGTTATTGCTCTTGACCCAGGCGTAAGAACGTTCATGACGGGTTATTCTCCCGTTGAGGTGGTTAAGTTTGGTGAAGGTGATTTTGGTAGAATTGCGCGTTTGTGTGCTCATCTGGACAAACTAAAGTCAGACATGACAAAGGTTTGTGCTAAAAAGCGTTACAGGATGAAGCAAGCAGCGAAGCGCCTTCAGTTTAGAATCAAGGACTTGGTTACAGAGTTGCACTGGAAAGTAGGAAACTACCTAGTGCAGAACTACGACGTAATCTTGCTTCCGACGTTTGAAACAAGCCAGATGGTCAGCCGTGCAAAACGCAAACTTCGTTCAAAAACTGTGCGTTCCATGTTGACACTCAGCCACTTTACGTTTAAACTCCGACTCAAGCACTTAGCCAACAAGTTCGGTAAGACTGTCGTTGATGTTAACGAAGCCTACACCAGCAAGACCTGTAGTTGGACAGGTGAAATTAAACAGAACTTAGGTGGTGCTAAAACACTCACGTTCGGCGGAGTTACACTTGACCGTGATATAAATGGTGCACGAGGCATACTGCTTCGTGCTTTGGTAGATAAACCCTCACTGATTGATTCAGTGTGCATTGGTTGACGTTAGTTAACTAAAAT